CTCCGTATGATGTAAGAACAAGATCCTCAACAGTCTCAAGAAGTCTTCTCATATCCTGCTTGTTCATGATAATATTAAATCTTCCTGACAGACCGCCATCTTCCTGATACTTTGCATTAAGTGTCTGAATATCTTTCTTTGATAAATAGAAGAAAAACTCCTGTGTTCTTGCATTGTCATTGTAATCAGTGTATTTAATTATTTTCTTTAACATAATATTATCTCCTTTGTCTCCTTTTTTGGGAATTTCTTTATTTTATGCCCAAAATAATGTTCAATTTCAAGTGAAAAAAATTATAGAGGGAGACCATAATTTACAGCTCCCCCTATAACTATTATTTAATTTTTTATTACGGATGTACGGGCCATGTGCCAGTCTTACAGAACTTAATTAAGTCAGTAAGCGAAGGCATTGTAGGTATTCCGTTTGTCTTTCCGTATAACTTATCTTCAACTGCTGCGCAGAGAGGATTAAGTATAGGAGTCTGTCCAGGAATAATTATCTTGCTTGTGATAAATACATGTGCACAAGGCTGAATAGCCATCTCTTTAGTTCTACCACCATCAAGATATATCTTTTCACTGGTCTGAGGAGGAATTGAACTAACTTCCCAGCTAAATTCCTGTGCCTCAGGTGAATCGTTCTGTGTAGCGTGATCCATTTCCGAAGGAGCTGCACTTAAGCCCCAAGCAAGATGAAGTTTATATGCAAACTTGTCACCAACTGCATCATTACCGATAAGTGATCTCCAAGAAAATGCAAACTTCTTTCTTGACTGCTGTCCGATGAATGCTTTGATACCACTAGCTTTTACATTACCCATACAAGCATTGAACTCTTCAGGATATGTATAAGCTTTGATAGTACCCTTCCAGTCTTCTTTTGAAATCAGAGAAAGGTACTTCATATTGTCAGCATAAGTATCATTCGCATCAGCGCCTTCGGGTGACTCGGTAACACCAGTAAGACCGTTCCAAGCTACACCTGTTCCGTAGCTGCTATCTGAATTCATGATGTAAAGAGCACCCTTATCAACACCAGTCTCAAAGAGTCTCTCGCCATCAGCATCCCAATTTAAAGCTGCCATGTTATCTTTCTCCTTTCATTATGATATTGCTGTAATAAGATCATCGGGTAAAGGAAGACTAGGTATTACTTCATCTGTTCCAGTTGTTTCATCTTCATCTACACCAAATAATATCTTTTCAAGTTTTGCGTATGCTGTAGCATTATCTCTACTATCAACAACGATATGTGCAACCGGTGCAAGTTTCTCATTTGGATTCTCGGGATCTACGGTTGTCTTGAATGCCTCAGGTATTGAGTTAAGTTCCCAGCTATACTCTGTTGCTTCAGGTGAATCATTAACTGTAGCATGATCCTTCTCAGAAGGTGCTGCAGAAAGTCCATAAGCAACATGAAGCTTGTAACCGTAAGCATCACCCTCAGTTGCATTACCAACTATTGTTCTCCAAGCGAGACCAAACTTAGCATGTGTCTGCTGTCCAAAGAATATGCCTCTAGTGCTTCCATCGTTATACTCGTATTCACCCTGGCAAGGATTGAATTCTGAAGGCCATGTATATGCTTTAATAGTACCCTTCCAGTTCTCAACAGAGATCAGAGAGAGGTATTTCATATTGTCAGCATATATATCATTAGCGTCAGCACCTTCAGGACTTTCAGTAACACCTGTAACACCATTCCAAGCATAGCCCTTGGGATACGGGTTAGTAGGATCACTAGAGTTCATAGGGAAAAGAGCTACTTTGTCGACACCAGTCTCATAAAGACGTTTTGAGGCTTCATCCCATATTAATTCTGACATGCCTTTTTCCTCCTTTTAATTTTTTAATAATATATTGTGTAAGGATGGTGATACAAATTATCTTTACCATAAGGTTTACCATGCCTACACTTTGGCAATGTTGCCAATGTATATACTAACTCATCATCTGCTTCTCTTGTAATATATCTCATACTATAAGGTATATGCAAGAGATAAGACATGTTGTCAGCATATTGTGGTTTTAAAGCATCCAGTGCATAAATTATACAAGGATACTTTATTTTTTGAGATTCAGGCGGTTGAAAGTATACATTTGGACATAATGTCAAAAGAAACTGATGAAAGTCTTCTCTATTCTTCACTAGTGCCATTATACTCACCTCCCAAACTCACTATGAGTCTTGGTCTTTGTATGTCAACAGAAGTTACTTTCCATTTAATACCCAAAAACTCACAGTAAATAATAGAATTCAGATGAGATATGGTAAACGCATCACAAGCTATCATACTTAACTTGTTAGTTATCTTGTAATCATCATTAATACTTTCGCCTGGTTGGTTCCTGTATCCATATGACATTACATCTGCTTTGTAAGTACGTTCTTCAATTCTCTCTTTAAATACACCATTAGGTCTACCTTGAGAATCTTTTTGTTCTTCTGTAAAACGAAAACCTACTTTTGAACAGTATCTCATATCTCATCCTCCTTTCTAAGAATTAGAGGACACCTAGTTTCCTAGATGCCCCCATTTTGATTACGAACACTTATACTTATTGATCAATCTCACTGAGCAAGAAGCTTAAGTCCGCTGAATGAGAAGGTTCTTGTGATAATGTCACCGTTAAGTGAGCAATTAACTCTGAGCTTCTCCTTTGTAGACTTAACATAGATAACAGCATTCATATCCTGATCAAGGGTAACGATTCTAGTGTCGTCAACACCACCGATTGTCTGGATAGTAACTGTTGCTCCATCAGATGCATCGAACTTAAGAGCAAGGTAATGACCTTCCTGAAGCTCAGGATTGTCAGAGTACTGAGTATAGCCAGTAACATAGTTAAGGATACCCTGTACAGAGTTATCATTAACATATACGTTCTCCTGAAGCTCAGATACCTGCTTACCAAGAACAACAGTAGTGCTGTCTTCAGCCTGTACATCAAGTGTAAGGTTGTAAACGAACTCATAAGCTACTGCTGAGTAAGGAAGAACAAGAGCTCCTGAGAATCTTGACTCCATCAGGTACTTCTGCTGGTTGAAGTCGATATCGAAATCATCGAAGAAGCTAAGCTCGCCGCCCTTATCACGACCTGTACGGTAATCGTTAAGATTAACAAGAATAGCTGCAAGATACTTAGTATCGCCATTGTCAACTCTCATAAGACCATCGAAGATCGGAACTTCAACGATCTTGTTAACACGAAGAGTATTCTTAAGCTTGCTAATATCATCATAGATAAGACGTCCAGTCTCATCCTCGATAAGCAGCATGTCAGCAAGAAGGTCTTCCTGAATAAACAGAGTAGGATTACCTGAACCTCTGTAAAGCTTTCTTGACTTAACAAGGTTCTTGATGAATGCCTTAGCACGAGCCTGATCAGTTGTAGCAGTAGTAACAGCGATTGCTCTCTTAACTGTGAAGAGGTCATCATCTGTCCAGATAGGTCTGATGTTAGCTTCCTTGATCTTCTCAGGTGAAAGAGGATTACGTCCATCACCAACAAGGATTGCACGAGCACATTCCTCATCGTACATAATTCTCATTTCTGCCTTGATGTACTCGATAACTGAGAAGTCAGTAATATCGATAATATCATCACGATCGATTCTCTGCTTCTTGTAAACAGTAGTAGGAGTAGTCTCTCTCTTTAACAGAGTGAATACTTCCTCTGCCTTACGGTTACCCTTGATGTAACCCTTAGCACGAGCTTCATCCTCAGTGATGTCTGCAAAGATAGTCTTTACACGGCTGAAAGGTGACTGACGTACGCCAGAAAGTACCTCGTTAACCCACTCAGTTCTTCTCTTGATGAACTCGGGCTGTGTGGTATAATTCTTTGCATTGGGGAACAGGTAATCGATATTATCGATACCATAATCGGCACTGTGTGCCATAACTGAATCCTTAAGTGATCCAAACTTAACTGCATCGGCCATCATCTCGCTGCACATTTCAGCTGAGTGAATAAGAACGTCGTTCTGTGCCTGATTCTCAAATAAATTGTGTGTCATGTCTTTTTTCTCCTTATTATTATTTTTGTTGTTTGTTTCGTCCTCGTATTCATCCTTATCTTCTACATCTTCATCATCTGCATCGTCATCGGATTCATCGTCGAGGTCTTCATCATCGTCATCATCTTCTTCATCTTCTTCTTTGTCATCATCTTCGTCGGTTTTATCGCTCGAATGGAATAATGAGAAGCTGTGAGAACATGATTTCTTTTTATCCTCATCTTCATCATCTTCTGAAGATTTTGAATGCTCTAACTCTGATTCTTCATCCTCGTCATCGTCATCGGGGTCTTCATCATCGTCAGGATCTTCTTTATCTTCGTCGTCTTTTGAAGAATGGGAAACACTTTTTGCTGCATCTTCTGCCGCCATACCCATCATGATGAGCATAAGCTTTTTCTGGTCTTCTGTCATAGATTCAAGAACAGCTTCTTTATCAAACTCTTCATCATCATCAAGACCGCTATGCTCGATAGGATTTTCATCACCAGAGTATACAATAATACCATCTTCATCATCACTAGCATCTGCTGCATGTGCTAATACCGTATCG